CATCATCTTTCTCACGCCCGCCGACCCCGTTCAACTTGGTCTTGTCACGAGCCTCAATCGGCCCGGCGGCAATCTGACCGGGATCACCATCACGAACAGGGCCCTGGTGGTGAAACAGATCGAGCTGATGAGCGAACTGCTACCGAGCGCTGGTGCGATCGCCATCTTCTCGGATCCCACTACTGAGGCCAGCGACCTTGAAACCATTTCGAAGACGGCGAGATCGAACTTTGGCCGCGATTTTTTCACAATCGATGTGAGGAGTGGTGACGATTTCGAACAAGCGTTTGCGACGGCGCGTCGAGAGCACGCTGCTGGCATCGTCGTCCCCGACAGGCCGGTTTTTGTCTCGCTCCATACTCGACTTGCGGCATTGGCAGCGCACACAGTCACTCCAACGATCTTCCCCTCCGCCGACATAGCATCGTCAGGTGCGTTGATGAGCTATGGCGCTAGTACACTAGATATGTTTCGACAGCTCGGAGGCTATGTCGGCCAGATACTAGCGGACGCGAGCCCGGCCGATCTCCCCGTGCAGCAGCCTGAAAAGATTGAGCTGAAAATCAATCTCAAGACCGCCGCGGCGCTCGGCCTCGCCATCCCGCCGGCGCTCCTCGCCCGCGCCGACGAGTGATCGAATAGCCCGCCGATGTCGGCGATTGGCACTTCTCGGAAGAGTCAGTTAGCGCCGAGAATGTCCGATCATCGGGGTAGAACGGACCTAATTCGCGCGCGCTCGAAGCGACGAGATTGACCCAAATGTGTGGTTCGGCCGTGCGTAGCGCGAGCTGATATGGGGCAGCCATCGGTGATTCCGCGCTCCGCATGTGGCGCGGTTCGAGGTGCGCCTCGCGGTACATTCCGATTGATCGTTCGGGCTGCTTCGCCGGGTTAACGCCAAAGGTTCCGCGAGCGAGCTCCGACATCGATGCGTACCGCGTTTTGGCCGTGCTCTAAGTTCTGAACGACCGCTCCCGCGTGGCCGCGCCGCTCAAAGAGGCTGAGGAGCCTGTCCGGAATGAAGCGAGAGCGCGGTGTCAGCATGCTGGTATCGCCATAGCGGTGCTGCTGCGTGCGGAACAGCCGCATGGGATGAACGAGATGCAGATGCTGCTTGGCCCGCGTCATCGCGACGTAGAGAAGTCGGCGCTCTTCGTCGATCTGTTCGGGATCCCCCGTTGCCAAGTCGGACGGGATGCAGCCGTCGACGACGTTGAGCACATAAACAGCATCCCACTCCTGCCCTTTCGCCGAATGGATGGTGGATAGAATGAGGTAATCCTCATCGAGCGCCGGAGTGTCGGCATGTGCGGCAGACGCGTCGGGCGGATCGAGCGTCAACTCGGTGAGGAAGCGACCGCGGCTTCGATATCCGCCGGCAATCTGTTCGAGCTGATCGAGGTCACCGGCGCGCACCGTCACATGGTCGTGTATACGTTCTAAATGCGGCTGGTACCACCGGCGCACGAGCTGCACTTGGCCATCCCACGGGGTATCCTTCGCACGCAGCTTCAGCAAAAGGTCGCACAACTCGCGCCAATGCGACGCCGCGGCCGCAGGTGGTGCGATTGCGCAGAGCACCGCAAAATCGAAGGCGGAGTTGCCCAAATGCGTCATCGCACGACGTGCCCAGCCCGGGCCGACGCCCGGAAGCAACTGCAGCACGCGGAACGCAGCGACTTCGTCGCGAGGGTTTTCCGCCCAGCGCAGCACGCCCAGCAGATCCTTGACGTGGGCCGTCTCGAGAAATTTGAGCCCGCCGTACTTCACGAACGGGATGTTCCGGCGGGCGAGTTCCAGTTCGAGCTGCGCGCTGTGATGCGAAGCGCGGAATAGTACCGCCTGATGCTTCAGGTCGATACCCGCCTCTCGGTGCTCCAGGATGCGCTTGACCACATAATCGACTTGGGCCGCCTCATCTGCAGCCACGACGAGCTGCGGCCGTTCATCTGATTTCTTGGTCGAGAACAGACGTTTCGCGTACCCCTCACCCGCTTGGCCTATCACCGCGTTGCAGGCATCCAATATCGGTTGGGTCGAGCGATAGTTCTGTTCGAGTTTGATGACATGAGCGTGCGGCGAGAATAGCTTCGGAAAATCCAGGATATTGCGCACCGTGGCAGCGCGGAACGAGTATATCGACTGGGCATCATCGCCGACGACCGCGAGGCCACGCCCGTCGGGCTTCATGCCTAAGAGGATGCGCGCCTGAACGGCATTGGTGTCCTGGTATTCGTCGACGAGTATGTGATCGAATTGGCCGCCAACCGCCGCCGCAAGCGCCGGCTCTTCCATCATGTGGCTCCAATGCTGGAGCAGATCGTCGAAATCGAGCACGTTGCTGCGCTGTTTGGCGGCCACATACGCACCGAAGAGCCGCTTGAGATCGTCTTTGAACTCGACGCACCACGGAAAATCAGTTTCCAGCGTATGCTCGAGTGTGCAACGGGCGTTCACGGTGTGCGAGTAGATCGAGAGACAGGTATCCTTCTTTGGAAACCTCACGTCCTTCTTCGCAAGCCCAAGGTCGCTGCGAACGAGGTTCATAAGATCGGCGGAGTCACTGCGATCGAGCACAGTGAAATCGGGGCTGAGCCCGATCGCTGGCGCGTGCATGCGCAACAAACGACTGCCGATCGCGTGGAACGTACCCGCCCACGCGAGCTCGCCCGTCCCTGCCCCTTTGCCCGGCATATCAGCGCGAGCCTGTGCCAGAATGCGTTGAGCACGCCGCGTCATCTCTGCTGCAGCACGGCGCGTAAAGGTAAGCAGTAGGATGCGGTCGAGCGACGTGCCCGCGAGCGCGAGATGAGCGACCCGATGCGCGAGCGTCTTGGTCTTTCCCGTTCCAGCACCGGCGATGATCAGTAATGGCCCTGGTACGCAGCCAGAGCCGTCGACCCCATAGAGGACGGCCTGCAGCTGGGCGGAATTGAGATCGCGGAGATAGCTGGGGCGCTCACTAACGATGTTATCGGACAAGGGCATGTTCAAGGTTCCTGCTCTTCGAATTGCATGCGTGGTTTCTTAGTCTCCGCAGGACCACTGGTATCAGTCCTGCGTACAAACACCTATGACAATTTGCGGGCCGCGTACATCGTCGTGGTCCATGTTGTTCGTAGCACCGCGTTTCATGTACTGGGCATTTTCAGTCACGCGTTAAATCAAAATCAGGCCGCGCTTTTCGTAGATCGAGCGGCCGTCGTCGGCATCATCGGCCAGCGCCACGCCCACCGCCATCGCGGCCGCCACGGCGCCGTCGCACTTCTCGGCCTGCTTCGCCTTCGAGAACTTGATATTGCCGGCAGCATCAGTTTCCGGGCGCACGTTGGAGAAATTCCAGCGCAGCAGGCGATTGCCACCGTGCCGGAACTTCCGCCCGAGGATGGCGCGCTCAAGCTCCTTGCAGGGACCAGTCATATCGCGGAAGCCTTGCCCGAATTGCACCACCGGCAGCCCCCGCTCGGCGAGGCGCGTCATCGTGCCGATCGCGCCCCAGCGGTCCATGGCGATCTTCCGCACGTTGAGCTCCGCGCATAGGGCGACGACATCGCCGAGGATCACCTCCTGGTCGATGACGTTGCCCGCGGTAGCAACGAGCTCGCCGGCATCTTGCCAGTCGAGATAGGGCAACCCGGCGGCGGCGCGTTTCCGCACCTGCTCTTCGGGGCAGTATTGCCGCGCCCAGGCGATCCACCCGTCACCCTCGCGCGCCATAACCACGAGGGCGGCCAAGTCCTGGACGCTCGCGAGGTCAATGCCGATGAAGCAGTGCTTCCCGGCGAAATCATCGAGCGTCACCCGCTCGCCCGCGCCCTCGTCGTAGACAGCCATGTCGATCCAAGTCGCCTCGGAGGCATCGAGCCAAACGTTGAGATAAAGGCGCCGGAAACTCTCGCGGGCGATGGCGCTTTCGGCGGCGCGCCGCGCCGTAAGCTGCATCTCCTCGAGCGAGCGGAAGCCGGCAGCGAGCGCCGGGTTGACGGCGCGCCAGATCGCCTCGTCGCGCCAGTCGCAGTCCGGGAGTGCTTGGTAAAGGACCGGCAGGAAGCTCTCGTCCTGCACCTCGCCGGACTCTACCGCCAGGGCGTATTCGTAGAGCTCCCGGGCGATGCCCTTCCGCCCAATGCCAGCGGTCGTGGTCACGATCGTGAGCGGCGTCTCGCGCTTGCCCATGCTGGTCGTCAGCACTTCCCATAGCTCGCGGGTCGGCCAGGCATGCACCTCGTCGGCCAGCAGTGTCGACACGCTGAGGCCGTGCTTGCTGTAAGCCTCGTGCGATATCGCGCGATAGATCGATTCCGACTTCGGGTGGAAGATGGTCCGGCGCGAATCCACGATGCGCGTGATGCACGCCAGGTGGGCGTCGGCCCTGATCATGCGGCAAGCGCTGTTGAATGCGATGCTCGCTTGCTCGCGATCAGCGGCAGCGCAGATCACTTGGCCGGCGGCATCGCGCTCAGGGCCGAGCGTCGTGAGCAAGCCGATCGCCGACGTTAGCGTGGTCTTCCCGTTGCCGCGCGGCAGCAGCATGAAAACCGTGCGCACCTTGCGCCGGCCACTTGCGTCGACATCGCCGAAGACCTTGCGCACGATGCGGGACTGCCAGGGATGAAGCTTGAATGGCTGACCGGCGAGCGCGCCTTCGGTGTGCTTCAGCTTCTCGATGAAGCGCACGGCACGCCCGCCCTTGCCGAGCGGGTCGGGAATGTTTCCTTCGAGGAACCGGGAGCCGGCCATGCAGCCGGTGGGGAGCGTGTCAGCCATCGACCAGACCCTCCCAGCGATCGTCCGTATCCTTACTCTCTTCGGTTGCGGCACGGCGCCTTGACGCCGGCGTGAGTCCCAACGCGGCACCGAGTGTCTTGATGATGCTCGAGGCCTCATTGACGATCGCGACCGCCGGGTGCTTGGTCGGAACACCGTTCGCGGCGGCGACCACCAAGCCCTCTTTCGCGAGGATGCCCTCGGCGATGACGAGGCGGCCCTTCGCGCTGCAGAACGTCTCGAGTGCGGCCAAGTCGCCGGTCGTCAACACCTTGCGCTCGGCGAGCTGCGCGGCCGCGCGCCGCCACTCCGCTTTCGCCGGGCAAGAAAGCCACGACGGCGGATTCGGGACGCCCTCGACGGGCTTCGGCGTAGGCGATTTGGCGGCTGGCACGGCCTTGCGAGGCCGTCCAGTCGGTTTAGGAACGTGCTGTTTCTTCATGTGGCAGAACCTCAAGTTTGGATTTCGATCTGATATCTCGTGCGCGACCCACCCCCGGCTTGGCGACGCCGAGTCGGGTTTGGCAAGAAACCCCCCTACCCCTTAGTCATGCCGTCCGCCTTTCTCCGCGTGGCGACGGTTGTCATGCAGCCGACACAGCGAACGACATTCGCGATCGAAGTCGGCGCCGCCGTCGCGACGAGCAAGAGGATGATCGACGACGGCGGCGGGGCGGGAGCAGCGGACGCCGTCCTCGATCCAGGTGCAACGCCCGCCATCACGCTCGAGGACGTCGCGTCGAAAGCGGCGCCACGCGGCGGAGCTGTAAAAGGTATCGGCGCGCTTCGTCGGCGGCGACCAGCCTGGCGGACGATGGATCGGTGGCTTCATCGGCATCGTCAGACGGCCTCGCTCATGGGCCAACCGCGGTGGTCTAAAATGCGACTAGCGGCACCGCCGTGGTACGAACTCGAGCGGCGTTTTCCGGAGGATGCACGCGGGATGCCACCGCGGCTCTCGCGCAGTTTGCTGGGCTCGGGCAGCTTGAGGGTTACAGCAGGTTTTGGACGACCTCGTTTGTGCGCCCCTTCCAACTCCGAGGAGCGCGGCGCCGCGCTCGCGAGCGGCGCAGCGCTCCGAAGGAGTATATAGGGGGCGAGACACGTGCCCCCCTGCAGGTCTTCAATGAAATCAAAGACTTGCACCAACCACTGCCCCAGTTGGTGCGCAGGTACAACCTTGAGCAATTTCAATGACTTACAAAACACCGCTGCGAACCTCTGCATAGGTCTCCCCATCCTCCGGGCCGGGCGCATTGCCCTTCTCACTGCCAAAATCCTTGACGGCCTTGAGCCCAGTTATTCGGGGCGCGCGCGTGCGCGACACATGCTTGATGAAGCCGCCGTCGAGCAACGAGTTCATCGCGTCGAGCACGTCCTGCTTGTTTGCGCCAGCCTGCCACGGGCTGAAACGCCCGAGGTATCTATCCGCGTTCTTACGCGCCGAGTACGGCACATTCTTCTCCCACGCTTTTTTGATCGTGCGGAAGACTTCCGTGCTCAGTTCGTATGTGGCGATACTGTCCTTTGGCACGGGCATCTTCATCTTGAACACGCCGGCCTCCCAGTAGAGGTCGATCTTCTCGTTGTCGCCGGCCTTGGCGTAATTCGACTTCTTACGGGTTAGCACTCGGTCGTCGTTATCGTCGTCGCCATTCTTCTCGTTCACCTTGCTCAAGTAGAGGCGATTGCGCACCGCGTTGTTCCACGCAGTCGAGCCCGAGAATCCCGAGCCGTCGTTGACGCCCGCGCGTGAGGGATGCGCTAATAGCATGACGGTTGCGCCGTGATCCTTGCTGAGCCGACCGAGGATGCGCTTGATGAAGTGATTGACCGTCCGGCGCTCGATCTCGTTGCCGCCGAATAGGTCAGCCAACGTGTCGAGGATGACGAGCTTCGGTCCCGGTCCCAGGTCCGTCACCTGATCGAGCAGGCGCTGATCGAACGACGTCAGCTTCGCATTGCCGTTCTTGTCGTACTCGACAAGGTAGTTCTCAAAACCCACGCGTGGCCAGAGATGAAACTGTTCGAGGCTGGGGTCGCCAGCGCAGTCGAGATAGCGATTGATGGCATTTTGCCGGCGGTGCAGTTCGCCCTTTTTGTCCTCACACAGCACGGCCAGCACTGGCATCGCCTTGCACGGAAACCCGAAGATGCTCTTGCCTATCGCGACCGCGGTACCGATCTCTTGAGCCAGCAGCGTCTTACCCACGCCACCTTCGCCGTTGAGCATCGTTGTTTCGTTCTCCGGCAGCCAGAGCGGAATGACCCACTCTTGGTTCGGCGGCTCGCCGACTAACGACGCGGCGGTGATGGGACCGGGATCCTCCTCTTCCGACTGCTCGGCCTCGCCCGGGAGAATGTCCGGGTCCCGCCAGCCCCGACCGCGCGCGATCGCTCGAATGTAGTCCCAGCCGAGCACTGATCCGTTGGTCAGGAAGGACTCGAACTTGCCGCGCACAGTGTCGGCATTGTTACTTGGCCATTGAAGGTTCCAGGGCAGCAAATGATCGGCATAAAACTGCTCGTCGCCGCCGCTTGCCGCGGTGAGCGCGCGGAACAAATCGATCCACGGATCGTAGGGGAGATCATTGGTGATGTAAGTGAGCACCTCTCCCAGCATGTGGAGACTGGGCGCGCGGAGCGAGGAGTCGTCGATCTTTTTCGGCTCTCGGTGCGTACCCGAGCTGCTCTGGCGCTGCTCCATCTGCAGCCACTTCGCTGCCGTGTTGCCTAGAACCGCGTCCTTCGCTGCCAGGATCGTCACCCACTTTTCGGGCGATAAACTCTCCCACTCCCTCATGTGACATCCGCCGGTGTCGATCCGAGCGATGGCAGGTATGGCGCGATGATGTGGGTGCGGACCAAAATGGCGACAGCCAGCCGGGCGACCGCTGCCAGGAGTTCGTCCGCAGCGATGCTCGCGGGCTCGCCATTACAGTTCCACTCGATGAGTTCTCCTGTGGGGTGGACGCTCGGCGGAAATACTGTCTGGAGTCCCGCCGAGCGAAGCTCGACCAGCGTCTTGCGGGTGACGGGATCCACAAACTTCGCTGACTTCGCGCCCGGAGCGTTGTAAAGCCAATGCGACCGCAGCTTGCCTGCGCGGCCGAAGATGGCCTCAGTCGCCGGCAGGAAGCGGTCGGCGAGTTCCGCAACGCCGAAGGCATCGATGTCAATGTCGACTAAATTGAAGCTTGGCGCGCCGAGTAGGATGCCGATGTTCCCCTCGCCGCCGAAGTAAGCAGCAAGTTGGTCAGGGCGGAAGCGCACCTTATTCCATCCGGGCAGCCTTGGCCCTTTCTCGCCGAGTGGGATCGGGACCGGCTGCCATCCGCGCGCATGATATTGGTGAGCGGCTTCGACCCGCGTCGAGGGCGCACTCATTGTGCACCTCGCTCGATGATGCGCGGCACGATGTCGACGAGCCACAAGCTGCGGCTGATGGCGGTTTGGATCCGCGCGCAGAAGTGATCGAGTTCGTCGCCGAGGCGATCGCGCCGGATGTCGACCATCTCCTCCGCGGCGGCGTCGGCGTCCGTCTGCCGGCGTTCCGCCGCCCTGCGCCAGTCGATGTGCTTGCGGTTCACGTCTTATCACTCGCGATCGCGCCGACGTCGGCCGATCGATAACGTTAACGCCTCCAAGGCGCCATGGAACCGCTTCAGGTTCTTGGCGACAACGTCTGCTTCTTTTTCAGTGATCAATTTATCATCTAGCGCGTCGAGCAAAAATGTCGTGAGATCGAGTCTGAATTCAGCAGGAAACCGCAGTCGAGACGTAACCTCTTCGCGATAATGTTCCTCTGGCGCCTCCTCAATTGCGATAAGCATTTCATCAAGGCAATCGATGTCCTGATAGCAGGCAATTTCGTTCTCCCAATCACAAGCACCCTTCCCCCAACACGGGTCACTGTATGCCTTTAGGTCATAGTTGAAGAGGGCAAGGCCCTCTCCATCCAGAACCAGCACCACAGGCTTGCTCTCCTGGCCACGTGCACCAAGTCCGTCACCCCACGGCCCCGCGGCGAGCTGTGCCCAATACTCGGCGACCAGCCGATCGGGCGTTAACGCTAGCTTGCGCGAGACATCAGAGACCCGCAGCCGTTTTTCTTGAAGAATGGATTTCAATCGATAGGTCGAAGTGCCGTGATACAAGACCAAACGAGATACTGTTCCGTTGCCGCTTGACGGCGGCGCGGGGCTTTCGCGATTGGCTGACATCGTTCTACGCCGCTTCGCTGGCCGTGTCGCTTTCCATGCGACGGCGCCAGTCCGCAGCGGACTCGACCGTGATCAACGTGCGCGCGCCGACTTTCATGAGGCGCGGCCCACGGCCTGCCCGGATCAAGTTGTAGAACGTGGCCCGGCAAATGCGATTCCGCCGGCAGAACTCGTCGACCGAATAAGCGTCAACGTCCATAGACCCTCGCTGTCCACGCCCATAAGAGGGCGAAGACACCAACCTATTGGCGTCTTCTGCCTGTCGCTATTTGTCGAGAGTCGGAGTTTGTCGGAGTTTAAAACTCCGACAGCACCGTGCGACGCGCTTTGGCCGCGGTATCTCTTGAGCAGTCGTAGCGCGCCTGCAATTCCACCTGCTTCATTTGGCGAAGGCCGTCGGCAGACAAGGCCCCGGTCATCCAGAGCGGGATAGCCGCCCCAGAGCGCGTCTGGCATCTTCTTGCCCGGAGCCTTGCCACACTGCGACGGATGCAGCTTGCTGCACGGGCTGACCTCGGCGTCGGGCGGCACGATCGGGACCATGTGGCCGAGGAAGCCCTTCCCCGCCCAGCGCGTGAAAGGTGCGCTCACTTCCGATACCGCTTGCCGCGCCAGCCCTCGGCCGCGATCGGGCAGCCCTCGATCCAGTCGGGCGCCGTCGCCAGCAGCCGCTCGAATTCGTGCAGATCGCCCCAACCCTCCGGGACTTCGGCGACCAGCTCGTCGTGCGCGTGGAGTACGACCGGATAGCCGGCAGCCTCGACGCGGAGGATCGCTGCAGCGAGAAGATTTCGCGCGGTCGCTTGCACGAAGTTTTCGCACCAGAGGCCGCCGTAGCCGTAGAGCCGGTCCCATTTTCGCGTGCGGGAGTTAACGCCCCAATAAGACACGGCCGCGCTCGTCTTCCGCTCCATGACCGGCTTGCCCTCGGCGTCAAAGATCTTGTCGCCGTTGTCGTCGGTGACCTGGATCAGCCGGGTGTGCTCGACTATCTCGGGTTGGCGATAGAACAGGGTCCCACCGTCGGGTAGACGCATCAGCAGCCAGTTGCCTTTGACGCGAAATACGCAGCGCCCGCCGAAACACTCGACGAGCGTGCCGGGATGATTGACCGCCTCGAACGCGGCGTTCTGCAGGTCCCACCACGCTTGAACAATATTCGGATTTTTAGCGCGCCATGCTCTCACGATCTGTGCAACTTGCTTATCGGGCAGGTTAACGCCGTAGTTCTTCGCCATCGACTGAAAGGCGCCGACCGCGCCCTGGTAGCCGAGCGCGAGTTCCGCCACCTTGCCGATCTGCCGCTCGGGAGATTTCTTCGTGAAGTCGGAATGGTGCCGGTTGTAGATGTCGGCGGCAGCAATGAGGTAGAGATCGGGACCGGTGCCAGCGTCGAACTCGCGGAAGGCCTGCAGCTTCGTCTGCTCGCCGGCACCCCACGCGTTGATGCGGCCCTCGATGTTGGCGAGGTCGGCGGCGATGAAGTCGTGCCCCTCGGCCGCGACGATCATGTTGCGCATGCACTCGCCGACAATCGCGAGCGGCGGCCCATACACGAGATCGATGACAAAGGCCGGCACGCCCCCGACGAGCGCCTTTAGCCCCCGCTCCAGGTCATACTTGCCGGTCGGGCGCATCAGGTTCTGCATCTGCACGCCGGTCGCGGTCCAGCGCCGGGTATGCGCGCCCGAATACATGAAGTTCCCGCGGCAGCGCTCGTCGCTGCAGCTCCGCTCCGAAAAGGCCTTGAGCTTTGCGACGCTCGCTGTCGCCGTTTCGCTGCGGATCTCGAGCACGCGCCGCACGGTTGCGTCGAGCTCCTCATCTCCGAGCAGGAACTCAACGTTATGTTTGGTTAGGTTCTCGGTGACGACGCCCTTAAGTTCGAGCCATGTTAAAATCTTCTTCAGCTGCTTCGGGCCGGCGTACCCGTTGGTGAGCTCCAGCATCTCCTGGGTATGCCGTTCCGTCGCCGATGCGACGACGCGCTTGGCGTTGTCAATCGTAGAATGATCGGCACGCACGCCACGGTCGTTGATGCGCTGATCGCTGAGCCAAACCTCGCGCTCGAATGCGCTCAGCGGATAGAGCCGCTTTTCGAGCGCGCGTTCGGCGCGCACGTCCTGATCGCAGTATTCGGCGAGCCGCGCGACATTTTCCGGCGTGTACCACCAGACCACGAGCGTGCCATCGGGCAGCAGGGTGAGGCCGGGGTGATGCGGCCGTTGCTCCAGCTCCGCGCGCAGCGCCGAATAATCCTTATCCTGCGGGTTTACCACTGCGCGCGGCTTGGTCATCTTCCGCATGAGGCCAGCACCCTCTTGGTCTTTTTGGTGCTTGGCGGCCATGATGTAGCAGGCCTCGCCGAGCGCACGTGGCAGCGCCATCGCCGCGGCCATCGATGCAGTGCAGGTCCATTGCTCTAACTTGGGTTCCGGCCAGCCGTAACGCGGACCGAGAATTTTGCGCCAGATGACGCGCTCAAATTGCGCGTTGTGCGCGACGATGTTGCCGCCGGCGAGAACGTGCTCGACGATCATCGCCGGGCAGGGCTCTCCCGGAAACCAACGCTGGACCGGGCCGTCACCTCGCGCCAACGAGGCGCACCAGAGATCGGTGCTTGCGTCTTCCGCATAAACGTAGACGCCCCGGCGTTTGAGGTCGACGGTTGACTTCGTCTCGAAATCGAGATGCAGGTGCTGGATCACTTGCCCAGCGGAATCATCCCGAGGATGCGCCTCCTTGCAGGAGGTCGCGCCCTCCGCTTCGGTGGCGGCTTGGAGCGGCTTTGAGGGAACCGAGTATGCGTCAACGTCCATAGACCCTCGCTTTCCACGCCCGTAAGAGGGCGAGAACGCGAGGCTATTGGCGTCTTCTGCCTGTCGCTATTTGTCGAGAGTCGGAGTTTGTCGGAGTTGAAACTCCGACAGCACCGTGCGACGCGCCTTGGCCGCAGTATCTCTTGAGCAGCTGTAGCGCACCGCCAATTCCACCTGCTTCATATGGTGAAGGTCGTCGGCAGATAGCCTGCCGGCTTGAATTTCCGCACGCATTCGTTCGATGATCTTGCGCAACTTTTTGGGACGGGGACCGCGTAGGCCCTTACCATCCGCTGGCGTCGGCGCTTCAGGCCATTCTCTTAGGACATCTTCTCTAGCGTACTGAACCCCGGTCCACGCAGGACGCTTAAGCAAGCTCGATTCCAGCTCCCCCGTCGCTGCACCGACAGCATCGCGCTCCCAGGCCAGATCGAGCCATTCATGAGGCGCAATCACTTCCAGACGATCGCTTGGCCGCCCTGCGACGAGCACATACCTCATCAGCTCGGTTCGGGCAGCGAATCCCCCAGGCGCTTCGGGCCAGTGGCGGCGATAGCCAATTGCGCGGACGGTGCCGCTTCGGCAGTGCTCGTGCAAAGCGGCCAAAAACTCAGGAGCGACGTCTATTGGCGCGCTTGAGTTGGGCAGCGTCGAGAGATGCTGCAGTTCCCTCGTTTCGATCCACCTTACCGCTTCAGCGAGCGTCCAGCACGGTTGCTGTAGAGCGTCGGTGGGCGTCGATCTTTCGGCCACGCTCCCTACTCTAGCCTATCGATTATGTCGGACGTTTGTTGGACAGATGCCCATTAGCGTGGCCTAGCGTGCTGGGAAAGTATGGGCCGCATCCGGGCTCGCCCAAATCCGGCAGCGAGAGTTCTAGTGGCACGGCATCCTCCCGACCGTCTCTTTCCGAGGTTTGACGTGGCAGCCCTGTCGGAGTCTAGTCGCGCCCACCAGTGACTATAGCCCGGCCGCGGCTTTCGTGCTTGCAGACGCGCCTCGGATTTGGTTGCCCGCGCCTATAGGCCGCGGCAACTGGGCAGCGGCCTGCGTTGCCGCCAGTTAACGCGTTGGCATCTCCACCACGTTGCTCTTGGCGGGCGTGCCGAAATCGAGCAGCGCGGCGCGGGTCATCTCGTCGGCGTGGTCGGTGATGTGCTCGCTATAGTGCCGCTCAATCATGGCGGCGCTGGTGTCGTGACTCGCGGCGACGATCCTCAGCGGCACGTTGGCCTTGATCTGCCGCACTATGGAGCTGTGCCGCAGGGCATAGATCGTCACTTCGTCCGGGTCGGCCCCTGCCGCCTTCGCCGCCCGCGCGAACGGCCGAGCGTGATCCGATTTCGCCCATGCCTTGCCGGAGGGCTTGACCAGCAGCGGCGCCTTCCTCGGACGGTCGCCGGCCGCTTCGCGCAGCCGCACCATGAGGTCGCGCGAAATCGGCACCGGGCGATGTGTGATCTTCTTCGCGCCCTTTCCCTTCTTCGATGACGGCATCATCAGCCGCGGCTGGCCGTGCTCGGGAAGGTCGCCCAGCGTGAGCCGCGACACCTGGACCGGACGCGCGCCGGTCGTAGAGACCACCTCGACGAAGAGGCCGAAGGCATTCGCGAACCGCTGCGCCTCTTCCTCCGCCTGCCGTCTAGCGGCGGCGTCGTTGATCTGCTCCGCAGCCTTCATCGTCGGCACATAGCTCTGCGCCACGATCGCTCGCACCATCGCCTCATTGAGGATGACGTTGTTCGATTGTGTGGCTCCTGGGATCGACGCAAGGGCGGTGTTCCACGGGCGCTCATTGAGCCCGTGGTTGTCAGCTGCAAGATTCAGCATGGCCCGGAAGCTGTTGCCGACACGGTTGACGGATGCCGCTGCCATCGTCTTGCGGAGCCCGTTGCGCCAGCGATTGAGCTCACCAGCGCTCAGCGAGGCAACGGAGCGGTCCAGCCATTCTGCCGGCAGATGCCCGCGCAAGCGGCTGACGTTGTTCACGTCGCCATTGCGCGCCTCGAGGTCGGATTCATATTCGTCGAGCGCGGTGGCGATCGTCAGCCGCGCGACCGCGGCCTCGCCCCTGACTTTGAACAGCTCTCGCGCCTTTTGCTGCGCCTGGACGTAGGAGAGAACAGCGCCGCCATCGGCATCCTGCGCGTCGTCGGCGATGCCGTCGAGCGTCTCAACGCGATATTGCTCGTCACCGAGGTAGAGCCGCGCCACCCACCGGCCGCCGGTCTTTCCCTTGCGATAGCCGAGGTGTAGGCCGGGGTCGATGCCGCGCCAGTAGGGCTTGCCCCGTGCCTTTAGCCGTGAGCGCGCCGTCCGCGTCTCGAGGGCAGCGTCGCGAATCGTCCGGGCCATCCTGGAATGCCTCCTCGGGGACCGACAGTAAGGGAGGCAGCGACACTTGTCCAATATTTGTCCAATATATGTGGATGGACCGCGGTGGATAAGGGCGCATGTGTGTGCACGTATTTTAGCGATGTCAATAGCTTACATCGACGCCGATCGCCGCCGATGGATACGGCGGTGGCCCTCTCACGGCGGCAACACCGGTTCGAATCCGGTAGGGACGCCAATTAAATTATTTCAACAATATCAGATATTTAGCTGCATCGGCTAAACCTAGCCCGTGACGCAACCCCTGACGTTTCTGGGCGGCTACGCGGGTCGCAGGGACGAAAATCGAGCGTCCAGGGCTCGCCTTGTGAACTCCATCACATCGCTCGCCTACGCCCAGCATGATCTACTGAGGATCAGATCGGGGGCAGCCATGTTGAAGCTCAGCATGATCATCGCAGCGACCGTACTTCTGCTCGAATGCGTCGGGGCCATCGGTGAGTTGGCATATCTTCTGACGTAGCGCCGCTAGCAGATTCGCAGCTGTTGGGATTATCGGCGCGGCCTCTTGCTCGCAATTGCAATGCTGAGAACGTGTTCCGCTCCTTCGCTGGCATGGGCGTGGTCCGCGGGCGCTGAAAATGTTTGGGCCACCGTGAATTAACTATGATCAAAGTGTTTGTGCTGTCACGGACCGTCAGGAGTGCCAGCACATGCCCCGCCAGATTCCAATTGTGGCAGCCATCATCCTGCTGCTTTATTCGGGGAGCGGCATAGCCAACTACGACACCCGCGACACTGCTCCCCAGATCAACAATGGCCTAGTGGCGATATGGGACGCGTGTGATCGGCTGTTCGGCCCCGCTCCGGACCCGCGTGGGGCGAAGAATTGGACCGCCGACGAGAAGCAGCGTGCCAGTGATGTGGTCGATTGCTTCAAACGGGTTCAGCGCAAACTGCGCGAGCTCTCGATCGAAGCGACTGACGGACGGAGGGGGATATAACCTCCTCGGGGGACGGAAATGCCATTGTTTGATGTTTTGATTATCTGCGCTTTGCTGCTCGTCATCGTTGTGAATGGCGTGATCGATCGCGTGTACTTGTGGCGCGGTGAGCGACGCGCGCGCATGCAGTACGGGGACGACGCCGCTTGAGGATTAGCGCAGCAAGTGCAGTACCGCGAACGAATCGCGAGAAGCCCGACGAAACACACGACTTACGCACGCCATTTGACCACGGCGGAATGCACCCGCGCGTTAATGCTGTGCGCTTCCCTTTTCCA